ATCAACTACGCAGGCAAACCCACTTGGGATCCAATTGCAGTTAAAATTCGTGACGACGTTACAGGCGCTGTTACCAGTTTGATCGGCGAACAAAATCAAAGACAATTCGACTTTTTTGAACAAAGTTCAGCAGCGTCAGCTGGTGACTACAAGTTCACACTACGTATCGAAATGTTGGACGGTGGTAACGGCACTAGCACTCCAAACGTACTTGAAACTTGGGTATGTTATGGTTGCTACTTGGCTGCTACTAACTATCAAGGTCTTGATTACAAAGCTCAAGAAGCAGTTGTACTAGACCTAAGTATACAATTTGACAATGCCGTACAAACAACTGGCGGAACATTAGGAGCTGCAACTCCAGTAATGACACCAGGTGCAAATACATCAAAGAACGCACTAGGCGCTTAATACATAAAGTCCACTCAGGTGGACTTTTTGTTGACTAATCATTAAGTACGCAGTTAATATTTTCGATAAATATTATTATGGCATTCACATCTAATCCAACTCTAGATAATACTGTTCGTTTAAACGGCGATCAAATTATTTTAAAAGACTATAAACACGCGGCTAATCTTTTTACGGCTGATCAATTTAGATTAGCGCCTAAAAGCAATTTCTTATTTCACGTGGCGTTCGGTATTAACTATGGTGCATTGCAAAATGCACAACTGGTTCAGCGTTACGGTCAAGAAATCAACATGTTGGTTAAAAATATTGATCTGCCAAGTTTTACCATGGACACTGAAATACTCAATCAGTATAACCGTAAAAAAGTAGTTCAGTACAGAGCAAAGTATGGTGAGATAGGTCTTAAATTCCACGACGACAACATGGGATTAACTAACCATTTATGGCAAGCCTATTGGAGTTATTACTATGCAGACAGCAGATCTGCAACAAATCCAGGAGCATACGCACGTAACGCCATGCAGAATTACAGCAGTGCAATGCCCAACCCATACGGATTTGACAACGGCAGTTCACAACCATTTTTCAATTATATTAAAATTTATCAAATGGCTCGTCACGAATATGTTTGCTATAAAATAATTAATCCACTTGTTACTAGTTGGAATTATAACAAGTTAAGCTACAGCGATGCTAATCTTCGTGACTTTGATATGAAGTTAGCATACGAATCTGTAACATTCAGTGTTGGTGCTGTAACAGCAGGAGATCCAGAAGGATTTGCTTTGCAAGATTCACATTATGATTCATCACCCAGTCCGCTAAAGGGACCAAATCCAGACCCAACAGTAAACAATCCCAGTTTTGTTAAATCAATTGACACTACTGGTCTTGCTCCAGGTATATTGGCTAATGCTATCAATTCTGTAAATCAAAATCAAAATACAAGCGGTGCATTGGGTAACGTAGCCGGTGGCATTGCTCTTGCAACTGCCGGCGTTGGAATATTTAATGCATTAGGCGGTGTGGCCGGCATTGGTGGAGCAATCGGTGGAGCAATAGATGCCGTAAGCGGCGCAGTTGGCGGAGCAATAGATGCAGTTGGCGGAGCAATCGGTGATATATCAACATCAATAGGCGAAGCAGTGGGCGGCATTTCAGATGCAATATTTCCTGGCAGTGAAGATAACTCAAGCTCAGCACCATCAGATTTAAGTGACTGGTTTGGATAAACTATGATAACAAATTTACCACAAACACCAACTAGCTCAAAAAATGTAAAAACATTCTTTGATAATTTTTTTGCAAAGCCTGTGAGCTTCCCAGCAGATCAAATAGACGCGGTTACTGGATTCTTCGGCAAGCGAGGATTTGATGCAACTAGTGCTAGTAGCATTGCTATTACCTTATTAAATCAAGCAAGAACAGAAAATGTAAATGTGTTTTCTTTATTAGATAGTTTAAAAGGTTTGACCGATGTGCAACTAAGTCAAGTGATCACTCAAGTATTAAACTCAAGCAGAGAAAAAACCAGTCTCTTAGGCTACAGAGTAAAACCAGTTACTGACACTTACGAGAGTCGAAACATTTTAGTGTAATATGGCTAAATTTGCTCACGGTAAGTTCGCAATGAAACATCCTGAAAAATATGTTGGCACTAAGGTACCAACTTATAGAAGTAGCTGGGAATGGAGTTTCATGAATTTTTGCGACAACAACAGATCCATACAAAAGTGGGCAAGTGAGGCTGTACAAATTCCATACAAAGATCCGTTAACAAATAGACAAACAGTTTATGTACCGGATTTCTTCATTCAATATGTAGATAAAAATGGCCGCGTGTCAACTGAATTAATTGAAATAAAACCGGCCAGTCAAAGTATACTTGAACGTGTGGGCAAAAACAAATACAATCAAGCACAATACATTAAGAATCAAGCCAAATGGGCAAGTGCTAGCCTTTGGTGCAAACAACAGGGTATAAAGTTCAGAATTCTTAACGAAAATGATATATTCAGTCAGGTCTAAGCATAAGTAGTATTATGACCAAGAAACTCGAAGAAATTTTAAATTTACCTGAAAGCAAGAAAATTGTCAAGCAGGAAGAAAAAGCAGCTAAAAAAGCTGAAGTCGCCGAGCCTTTTATTCGCAATATGAGCGAGTATGATAAGATCAGCGCAGCACTACCGCAAGTCAAAGGTTTGGGCGATGTTGGCGATGCCGAGCTCGACGAGTTGGCTCAAAAAGCCAAAGATGCCTATGAAGATATCATGGACTTGGGCATGAATGTGGAAGCACGATACAGCGGCAGATTGTTTGAAGTAGCGGCCAGCATGTTGGGGCATGCCATTAGTGCTAAAAGTGCAAAATTAGATAAAAAGTTAAAAATGATTGATTTGCAACTTAAAAAACAAAAACTAGACCAAGATGCACTTGGTATAGATGACAGTGTTACCATCCAAGGAGATGGAGTAATTGTCACTGATCGCAACAGTTTGTTGGAAAAATTAAAGAATTTAAAATAAATACAATACTAGGATCCAACTATGAAATCATTTAAAGAATACTTAACAGAAAGCAAAAAGGTCTACGAATTCAAGGTCAAAATTGCTGGCGATTGCCCAAAAGATTGTGTCGATCAGATGAAGCTGGCATTGGCCCAATTCCATGTTCAAAGTTGCAGTGCAGGCAAAAGCACACCAATACAAGAGCGCCAATCGGAATTTCCAGAACATAAAAATGTTGGAATGACTATTTTTGATGTATGCACTACCTATCCAGCGACTACATTACAAATACGTGACATGGTTGCAGAACGCTGTGGTATTGCGCAGGCAAATATAAAAGTTAGAAATCTTGCAGAAGAAAAAGAATATGAACTTAACCATGCTAACGACAAACGTAGTGGTAAGGCCGTGATAGGTACAGAATTTGAGTCAAGCGACAACCAAGACCTAGTGGGTGAAGAATACAAGATGAATTTCTTGAAAGAGTTAGGTAAAAATAAACAAGAAGGCACGCAAGTCAAAGGTTTTAATGATGAAATTTTAGCATCAGTTACTCCTAAACATGTCAAGGAAAAACCTGGTAAGCCAGCGGAAATAAAAACAAAGTTTCAAAATATTTTCACTAAACAGGTTAAAGTGCCTAGTGTAAAAGGAGTAAAATAATGAATTTACAAGACTTAATGACCAAACTGCGCAGCATAGAAGAAGGTGCAGAAGTTGCACCTGTACACACTGACGCCGCAGCAGAAAGCGAAGGCATCATCATTGGCAGTCCAATGGGTGGCATGATGGGCGGCATGGGCCAACCAGAGCAACCCAAGCAACAAGACAGCGTTACAATGAATGTCAGCATGAATGGTTCAGGTTCGGGTGGTATCAAGGACCTCATGAGTATTTTGCGCAACATTGAGAACGGTTCAGCTGCTCATGACCATGCAGAACATGACCATGCAGAACCACTATTGGGCGATAAAGAATTTGATGAAGAGATGGGTGACAATGGTCAAACATTTGCAAACAGTGCTCATGGTGATTCAGGCACACATGTACACGGCATTGATGCGGTCACAGCCACAGGCGATGATATGCACTCAAAAGGTGGATCAAACCCTCACTACAGTCCAGGCAACAACACATTACGTCAAAGCACAACTGTACATGAAGGTCTAGTAGACAAATTACAAAATTTATACAATGAAGTTAAAACACGTGATCTAACAGAAAGTGTGCTTACAGATGACATGGGTCACACAATGCAACACATCCTACATACATACAACCGTGATGTTAGAGATTTTGAAGAATCTGGTGAAATGAGCGAGAATCTATACGATGCGTTGTATGATTACTATTTTGATGACATGCCGTACGGTGTTAAAAAGGCTCGCGATGGTGACCCATATGAGTGGGTTTCAGATCGTTTTGCTAGTGACATTGGCATGAATGAAACCATGCAACCGGATCCGATGCAAGGCGCAGGCGCTGGAGATTGAAAATTCGTCGCAGTTAGCACTCTGTAAACCAGTGCCAAATAGACTCTTCGGAGTCTATTTTTTTGTGTAAATAACAGTATGGCAAAATCCCTCGATGGGGTCTTAACAAAAAAGGCCCACACTAAAGAAAAGTTCACCGAAGAACAAGTTCAACACTTGTTGAAATGTGCTGACCCAAAAGAAGGGTATTTGCATTTTGCCAAGAACTTCTTTCACATACAGCATCCTGTCAAAGGCAAGGTCAAATTTGAACCTTTTGAATATCAGGAACGATTGTTGGCTGCATATCACGACTTTCGTTTCAACATCAACATGTTGCCGCGTCAGAGTGGCAAGACCACTTGTGCATCCAGTTACTTGTTATGGTATGCTATGTTCCATCCAGATCAAACTATTCTGGTAGCCGCACACAAATACACAGGCTCACAGGAGATTATGCAACGTATTCGTTATGGATACGAATTATGTGATGACTACATACGTGCAGGAGTTGTTAACTACAACAAAGGGAGTATTGAATTTGAAAACGGATCTAGAATTGTTTCAGCTACTACTACTGGCAATACCGGTCGTGGTATGTCCATATCCTTACTATATTGCGATGAGTTTGCTTTCGTACAACCTAACATTGCTACGGAGTTTTGGACATCGATCAGCCCAACACTAGCAACTGGTGGTAGGGCAATTATCACATCAACACCCAACAGTGACGAGGATGAATTTGCTGTTATTTGGAAAGACAGTCAGGAACTGTTTGACGAATACGGCAACGAAAAAGACGACAACACTGGTCGCAATGGCTTCCACGGATTCCGTGCTGAGTGGCACGAACATCCAGATAGGGATGAGGAATGGAAACGTGTTGAGATGGGTCGCATTGGTGAAGAACGTTTCCGTCGTGAGTATGGTTGCGAATTCCTGGTGTTTGACGAAACACTTATCAGCAGTCTCAAACTGGCTGAGCTAAACGGTCGTGAGCCCATGATGAAAATGGGTCAAGTCAAATGGTGGAAGAAACCCGAGCCCGGCAATGTTTATCTTGTGGCACTGGACCCTAGTTTGGGCACAGGTGGAGATTATGGTGCTATCGAAGTGTTTGAAATGCCCAGCATGACACAGGTTGCAGAGTGGCAACACAACATCACACCTATACAGCAACAAGTCAAAATATTTAGAGATGTTATTAAATTCATTGCAGATGAAATAGGTGGCGAAAGTTTCAATCAAATATACTGGAGTGTGGAAAACAACACTGTTGGCGAAAGTGCTCTGGTGGTTATTGACAACTTGGGAGAGGAAACATTCCCAGGATTATTCCTAAGCGAACCCTTGCGCAAAGGACATGTGAAAAAGTTTCGCAAGGGATTTAATACCACGCATGGCACTAAGATAGCTACTTGTGCAAAGGTTAAATACCTTATAGAAGAGAACAAAATGAAGTTGAACAGTCGCCCTTTGATTAGCGAACTCAAAACTTACATTGCTGCAGGCACCAGTTTCAAAGCAAAAGAAGACAGGCAGAACTTCTGCTGCACTCTCCAGATTATTTTCCATAATTTATGGCCAAATTAGCTACCCAGTTAAAAAATCGCAAGAGTTTAATTACGCCTTACGACG